TGCGATTTCTTTGCCATCATTTTCATCAAAATCAAACTTCTTTGGCGCGATCTTCAATATCGGATCGACAATGGAAACTAAATTTAATTCATCACTCAAGTATTTCATAATATATTTTTACCACAAATCGTACTGGATGTATGATTCAACTGTATGATTCCAATTGTACCCATACTCAGATTCTATTTTTGTTTTAAGAGTTAATCCACTGATGCCGCCCATGTTTTTAAACTTGACACCAAATTCAGTTACTTCTTCTCCGTCATTTTGCTTACCAATCTCTGCATACCACTTGTCTTGTGACCAACCTAATCTGACATTATTAGCAGTATCACTGAGGTCAATGTTGTCGAACTCACCAAACTTTATTTTGTTTTCCCACTTGGCGTATGGATATCCATCTGCAACTGTGGCGCCTACTAAAAATGCGGCACATAACCCAAGTGTAAGTCCTACAACTTTCATGTTAGCTCCTATGAAATTACTGAATAATTTTGTTTCTTTTCAAATTTAATAACACTCCTGAATTTATCAAACAGGATGTCTCCTTTGTGTGAGATTACAAATACATTCGCATCTTCACCTATAGTATTTAGTAAGGACATAACGTAGTCAGTACCATTATTGTCCAAAGAACTATCAAAAACTTCATCTAGTATTAACAAATTTGTAGCGGCACTGTTCTTCATCTTAGCAATGGTGCGCCAAGTAAACAGTAATGCCAAATCAATTCTTTGCTTCTCACCTTCACTGAATGATGCATAACTAAATTTGTCTCTGTGTCGGGACTTAATAGTCTCGTTGAACTTCTCATCCAAATCAAATTGAACAAAGAAGTCCATCGAGGCTAAGTACTTATTGACTAATGCATTTATAGCAGGCAAATACTGGCGAATGATTCTAGTCTTTATGCCAGTGTCTTTCAATAGTGAAGCGGCTAGTTTTAAGTAGTGACCCTCTTCATTCTTGATAGACTTATCATGCTCTTTTTCCACAACAACTTTCGCAAGGGCTTTCAGCTTGTCTTTTTCTTCTGTGATATCTGCAACATTAACTTTTGCATGTGATATCTCAGCATTCAGCTTTGTCAGAAACTTTTGATTGGTAATAATCTCATTGTTTATATCTACCAACTGGTCTGACAAATCGACAAACTTTTCCAGTGCATCATTTAGTTGCGTGAATTCATTTTCGATTTTCTTATTTGCTTCTTGTAACTCACCAATTTTTCTGTGTCGTTCAATTTTAATCTCTGCTTTGAAGTCATGCGAAATACCTTGCTTGCAGGTCGGACAGTCATTGTGCTTCTCATAAAAATCTAACTCTTTTCTTACTTTTGTGATTTGGGTTGTGAATTGATCTCGGAAGTTTCTGAGTTTTTTGATTCTCTCTTTAGGATTTCCCAGAAGATCCTTCGCTGTGACTGTTGTTGTTGCTTGTTCCTCGAATGTCTTAATCGAGTCCTCGATTGCATTAATCTGTCCTTGCATGTCTGCTATTTTGGTTTGTTTATCATTCTCCAAAGTAGAAAGATACTTCTGTTGGAGAATAGTTTTGGACTTACTGATTTCAACTTCGGATTCTATGTCCCGTATAGTATCCTTCAACTTATTTATCTTTTCTTTTAGTACAACATTCATCACAGTGAATATTTGAATATCAAGAATATCTTCTATGATCTCTCTTCTACTACCCAAAGGCAACTGCATGAAAGGTGTGAATGAAGCACTGCCTAGTATAACAATTTGAGTGAATGATTTGTAGTTCAATTTTAGAATAGCTTCCTCAAGATACTTTTGCATATCTCTGAGCGCGGCATCTTGATCTATCATTTTAGCATTACAATAAATCTCAAAATAGTTAGGCTTAATACCTCGTCTAATTTTGTACTCATTAGTACCGACAGCAAACTCAATTTCTACTTCCAGTGCTTTGTCGTTAACAGCATTAACTAGCTGAGGCTTATTGATTGCTCTGAATGGCTTATTAAACAAAACAAAACATAGGGCATCTAGCATAGTAGATTTGCCACTGCCATTCTCACCAACAATCAACGTACTAGTACTGCGAGTGAAATCAATCTCAGTAAACGCATTGCCAGTAGAGAGAAAATTCTTCCACTTTAATGTTTTAAAAGTAATCAAGCGTTATAACCTCTTGTCTTTAAGTAAGGTGCAATAACCTGTTCTGTAAACATCCTATTCATTTCAGCAGTCGGATGTTTTACACCTATCGAGCGTCTTTCACGTTCAAGCCATTTCATTCCTTGTGGCAAACATACATCTCTGCACCATTCATACATGCCTTTGATGGGCAAGAATTTTGTGAAGTCTATTAAGTCATATAGATACTGAACGTCTTCTTTGAAGTCGTTTTCTAGGAGCAAAGTATCTTCGCTCATTACAGTGAAGAAGTACTTAACTCCAACACTTTCTAAATAATGTTGAGTTGCTAAAATCTTTTCGAAGGTGTTTGTTTTTCCGCCGACTCTACTGAAGAAATTATTGTAATATAGGTCAGCGAATGGATCAACATCTGCCCACGCGGCATTCAGTATCAGCCACATAGCCTTCCCAGGAGCAAACTTATCTGCCCACGCCCTATTTAAAGGATGAATATCTTTCTTGAACAGAGGCTTGCCCATAAGCAATAGTCTATCGTCAATTTCCTTTTGAGACTCAAGCATAAAATCATGTCTGTCTGGTCCTGACCACTCAACACCACATAATATATCTTTAGGATCTACGCCTTTTTTGAGAAGTTGACTAACGCCGAAGATTGCTTTGCGACTTATGAGAGAATTGCCAGATGAATTCATGCCGTAATTATATATACTTGCACCGAAAATTTTTGCTAGTGGTGACACCCATGTCTCAAATTCTGCTTCACGTGGAGCTTCAGTGTTGCCTTCAAACAATGAACGATAAAAATTTGGTCCTGACTGAGAAGCATGGTTTGCGTTTTCATCCGTAAATGAACATCCAGATGCAACTAAGTATTTCATTTAATTCTCCGACTGTGCTTCTACATATAGAGTCCTTAGCACCGATTTTAATTTATCACGATCCAAGTCTGTGGCTACATTATCTACATAATCATTCAACAATGTCATGGTGTCTTCTAGATTTACCTCTACTTCACCAACTGCGTCATCTTCAAACTCTGAAAAGTCTTCGATGATTTTTAATTCGATAAGATTGCATTGGTAAAGGTTGTCAATGAATGCATCGAAATATGCAAAGTCGCTTTTCTTTACAACTACTACCTTTACGCAACTATTGGCAATAGAATCATAATCATAATCAGCAATGAGACTTCTAAAATCATCTGAGGTATCATCGAAATAAAACTTATGGAAGATAGTAAATGGGTTTTGTAAAAATTCGACTGAGTTGTCATATGTGTCATAGATGTTAAAGCCTCTGGGATCTTCATAATCTGACCAAGTAATTTCATAGGGATTTCCAAGGTAAAGTATATTGTTAGTCCGACTACGGTGATGATAATGCCCACTACACACCAGATCAAAATGACTGTAAGGGCTAGTATCCGATCCATGAGATACAATAGCACCTTTGTACATCTGGAACCCACTGAACTCAAAGTGACCAAAGACAGCCTTCGCCTCAGTATTCTTAATGACATCCATAGTGTGAGTGTAATTTTCACTACAAATCCAAGGGACAAATAATATCTTACGTTCATCAAAAGTTAGCTCCGTGACCTCTGGGTATATTTTTATGTTATCATACTCGCCAAGCAACAACTCGGGTGAGTTCACCTTGTTAGTGTTCTTAAAGTATGTATCATGGTTACCTGGTATCATGTGAATGTCGATGCCCAGATCCCGTGCCTTGTCAAAGAAGTATTCCTTACAACTCTGCAAGGTGTTATAGTTGATAAACTTTCTTCGGTCGAATACATCACCCAGGTGCAGTATAGTTTTAATTTCTCTTTCTACCAGAGTAGGGAAAAAGAATTCATCATAAAACTTCTTGAAGAAGGCATCAAACTGTATAGAATCACCTCGCGCTCCGAAGTGAGTATCGTTTATCGTGGCTATTTTAATTTTGCAGTACCTTCAGTAGTGTCTTAGCTTGACTCTTGGCATCATCAAGTGCATGATGACTTATGTCAGTTTCCTGCGCTCTGATCTGAGCGTTACTAATACCCATAAGATTCATCACTGTACGAAAGCACATAACGTCCCAATGCTTCCAGGGTGTATTCACACCAGTGCGTGTCATAGCTTCTTCAAGAATAGTGATATCAAAAGATGCTCCGTTTCCCCATGGCTGTACCCGCTCATTACCAATCCAGGAACAGAACTTCTGTAGTGCTTCTGTCACTGGTACTGGGTCGACCATAAGTGCTTGCAATGCTTCGGGCTTCTGTTTCTGCCACCATGCAATTGTATTCTTGTCAATGTGTAGACCAGCTTCTTTGCAAGTCTTAGCATCTACATTGATATAGAACTCTTCAAATATACCGTCTTGTATGTTGAACTTAACAGCACCAATAGAAAGTATAGTGGCGTGGGCTCTAGTAGATAGAGTCTCAAGGTCAATCATAATATGAGTTTGTTTAGGATTCATGCATCTTCCAATGGTATTGTTACAAGATTGAAATCACTGAAATAATCCCAGTGACCTGAAGCATCAGGAATCGGGACAGTTACTGTCTGGTCATCGCTGAAGGTGTAAGTAGCAGTGCTACTGGTGATCTTATACGGTGACTGGACATCAACCGTCTGGTCAGCATCACTGAAATTGGTATCTATACCGTTGCACATAGTAGTTCTCCATTTATTAAGACAATGATATCATGGATATCTGGGGAAGTCAAGTGATATTAGATATCTTTTAAGGCTTCTATCTTCTCTTTAGCCAGTTTCAACGCTTCTTTATCGTCAAGATACTTAGGTCTGCGTTTAGGAACCTTAGTCTTCTCATTAGCAAACTCAGCATCGTGCTTATTTGCTTGATCAATTTGTTTACGCATGTAATCAAGGAACTCTGTCGCATGGGTATCGCCGCCATGGTCTTGTGTGAACACTTCAGAGAATTCCATGTTCTGGATGTATCGCATCTTGGTACTTTGATACTTCTTCTCTTTCTGAATCCTGCGAATGAAAGCATAGTAGGTTATTTGGGTAAAATATGCGAACGGGTTGGAAGATTTAGCAGGATCAAAGTTACCCATATAAGTGATACAGTTTTCAATACCATCGAGTATCATCTCATCACGAAAAGTGTAGTTAACAAAGTTGGCTTTGTACGCCAGATGATTTGCAATCTTAACAAAACATTCTCCGATGTAATTGGGACACCTTGGCTTTGGAAGATCGTTCTCTTTCGCTTCGATAACAAGTTCTCGGTGGGCAGATATCTTCGCCAAGAATTCCTTATTGTTAACGTAATGCCTATTGGTACTGGCTTCTGCTTTTTTCACTTTATTTCTCCATTATTTAAAAAAGGTATTGACATTTTTATGGAACACTGTATAATAGGGTGTGTCCCTTTAAGATAAAACATTAATTAACTTTGTTGTCATCGATAGCTTGCTTGTATTCTAAGATTGTGTCAAGCATATCATCACTGTATGATCTCTTCTCAGCCGCATCAGTTCTGGGGCGTTCAGGATAAAATATCTTACTGACTATAGAATGATAATCATTGACATACGCATCACCAAGAATACTGATATTTAAAATGTGGTGTTGTTCTACGGGAAATGCAATTTCGTCTGAGAATGGAATCCAAGGAACTAAAGAAAAAGATTCCATCACGCCATTCTCTGTAGCAGAATAATCTCTATCTACTCTAAGAGGAGTAATCAAAAGATAATGATCTTCATCGAGATTCTGTTCTACCACAGCCACTAGCTGAAGTGAGTCACTAAAAGTTATTACACATGGTACGTTATATTCAATCATCGATTTGCATCTTCACTATTTTGTAGTTAAACGATTCTTCGTTATAGATTTTAATTCTTTCCATCATATGATTAAGAGTAAAGTTCTTCTTTGATTTCCAAGATAAGTCATCTCCCAGATCGAACAAGTTACACACTGTCTTCTGTCCACCTTTTCTAAGACCTCTACCAATTGACTGTAGATTTCTGATACGACTCTTACTAGGTGAAGCAAATACGACATTATGTAAGTTCCTTATATTAATACCAGTAGAGAAAGTACCATATGAAGCAACTATTATAGCATCATTTTCTTCCTCTGTCAAGCGGCGTATCTCTTCCCTATGCTCTGTGTCAGTGCCTCCGTGTACATAGAAGACTTTTCTGTCTTTCTTGACTGCTTTAGAGATCATTTCATATAGTACAGCACCATGTTTTTCTACATATTGATACAGAACTAGTGTATTACCCTTCTGTGCCACTGTCAGGTTAGTGATTACCTTGTTCCTTAATGGGTTAGTGACGATCCAATCAATCTCTTCCTGGTACGGCATCTTGGATACTAGTTTTCTCTGTGCATCAGTGTATCCCAAGAGCATACACACGATCTTCAATTCAGCAAGTTGCTTGTCATCCATCAGCTTCTTCGTGGATGTGACTTGATTGACTCTACCGAACACACCTTCAAGTACTAATCTATGAGTCTTTGTGCCGTCTAATGTACCAGTTGTACCCACTCGATATGGTGCTGTTGTGCATTTGTCCATTAGGGTAGTCAGTGACTTAGCTTTAAAGTTGTGTGCTTCGTCACCATAGATAACATCAAACTGTGCAAACCAAAGACTAGGAAACTTATAGATTGACTGCCACGTGGAGATTATAATATCTTTCTCGTTTGACTTCTCTTTGCCACCATATATTCTATGGCAGTTATCTTCTACATTCCAAGTATTGACAGATGCGTAATCACCGAAGTCGCCATACATCTGTTCTACTAATGAAGTTGTGGGTACAATAAGTAATTGCTTTCTGCCGTGAAGTTGATGGTAACGAATCAACATGTAAATCATAAGAGATTTGCCACTAGCAGTGGGCGACAACAACAGACTTCTACCTTTTGTGATTGCATGATTTACTGCTTCTAGCTGATACTCTCTTGCCTCAATTGGCTTGTTCTGGCTATGCAAGTTGAGATGTTTTGCAAACTTAACAACAGCTTCTATAGTGCTGTCTTCACCAATGTCTTCCATCTCTAGCTTTACTTTGTACTCTAGCTGTTCAGCAAATTCTAATAGATAATCCAGTAGACCGATGTACAGTTCTCGGGTGTACATATTAAAGAGTCTTGCTTTGCCATCCCACATACGGTTACGATACGCGGGCATGAACTTAGCACCAGGAATATCAAACGTAAAGAAATCCACAATCTCTTTTGCTGTTGAAGGATCAGTATCTATTATTAGATGTACTTCGTCCTTCTTTGTTATCGTAATCATTTACATAAGACCGTTTGTGAACTTGGACCATTCGATGCTGTTCTTGATATCCCAACCCCTACTGCCAACAGACCGCAACACTCTTTCAAGAAAATCTGTAACTGTGCGTATGTATTCAGCTTTATCTGTTTGCTGAATGATGTCTTCATCGGAGTCAAGATAGTCATTCATGTCCTGTTTTAATGGTTTGTTGCCTAGATACTGGTCCCAGCCTAGAGATTCAAGTTCAAACTTGGAGAGTTCACCTCTAAAGTATTGTGTTTTTATTCGCTTGAGTTTGTAGAGAGCCGCCTCTGCTTTCCTCAATTGAAGTTTTGCTGTTGATAGGTGGTTGAGGTACTTAGAGTGCAGTACTGGCACTTGTGTGGCGACTCGACCTAGATTGAGTTCATCAATCTTACAGTCTTCAGCCCACGTGTCCTGGAGTTCTTTCAATGATATCATCACACATCCTTCATAATATAATATAATTCTTACTACTATTTATACGACCTAAATTAAGCCACTTTTTCTATTTCAAATATCCTATACTTGAATGATGCTATTCCGATGAAGTAATCGCCAGTACCATTGGCAATGTCAAAGTCTAAGCCAGATAGTGAGATTGGAAATGCATCTTTGAATGTGATCTTCACGTTAGGATTATTATTTGAGTCTAACACAAATAAAGTTGCATCAGATACTTGTGCTATGCCTTCCCGTGAGCTGGCGTTAGCACCTGCCGTGCGATAAGTTTGACTCTTAATGTAGTCTGTGAACTCGCTGTGCTTGTCTGGAAAGCCGAGTCCACGAAGCCAGCTATATAGTTCATTGTAGTTAGTCATATCTTCCTGAATAAGGAATCTAATCATCAACTCACCGAACTGGAGCTTGTCTCCTGGATATGCAATATCTACTAGAGGAGTAACTTGAGTAGGATAACCCATAGATATTTCAGGAATGTTGGCAGCCTGACAGAAGAAAGATACGTTGGGCATGTTGTGTACCTGAAACGTAAATCCATTTGGGCGCAAGTAGTCCAGTTCACTGGGGTTACTAGCCGCAAATGTGCCTTCTGTTACTGTTGTAATTGGGTTGAACGCCACTTTGTTATCTCCTTTACCAATCTTTTAATATGTTTATCATTATTAAAATGCCACATAGTAGATTGATACCAACTATCATGGTACGAATGAATGCTATTGTATTTTCAGTGGAAGGATCATAGCCATCTTCTTCATCGAAAGCGCCAAGGGCATGCTTCCAAACTTTCCACCATTTGCTTCTTTCCAACACGACATATAATCCAAACTCTTTATACTATACTGCTATTTATAAGCCAAAAAAAACCCCAGTCATAAAGACCGGGGTTTAAATTTTACTACAGGTTTCTTATTGTTATAAGCGAATCGCTTACATCAAGTTAGCGACCTTAACTTTGCGGTAGTACTGGTTACGAGCGGCAGTGAAAGTATCACCGTCAGTTGTACCGTTGGCTTGGGTTACGAATGGGTTAGCAATCATACCGTAGCGAGTCTTAAAGCCGATTTTTGGCTGGAAGGTATCAGGATCGATTGCTCGAACCATCTGTAAAGGCACATATGGGCAGTAGAATATACCAGCATCGTATGCAGAAGAACCTTTATAACCAACAACATAGAACTGACTAGCAGAACCAGTGTTAGAGGAGTAGGGATCAACATACACTTTGTAACGACCGTTAAGAATACCGGCAAAAGTGTTACCAGTATCATCTACGCTCAGAGTACCGTTACCGTTGATAGCAGAACCAGTATCAAGAACACCAGCCATTGAAAGTGCAGCCGCAACATCAGCAGATGTGATGATGAAGTTACCTTTACCGCGACGAGTATCTTGAGCAATTACGTTAGCATCACGTTCAATGTTGAACAGAAGACCTTTGAAACGCTCAACGCTCCAACGACCGTTTGAATCAACGTCTAAGTCGAAAGTACCGGCGGTAGCAGTAGATGCGGCACCAGGCTTAGCAACAGTGTAGATAGTACGAATTACTTCACGGTTAATTTCAGCAAGAATTTCTTGAGAAAGAATGTTAGACAGTTCGCCTTCAGCATCCAAACCGTGGATAGCTTTAAGATCCTGTGCTAATTCAACAGTGTACTCAGCTTTCAATGCACGAGACTTAGCAGTAACAGTGGTCTTCTCAATAGAGAAAGCCATCTCGTTCATAGTAGTTCCGTCTCCCCAACCTTCAGCAGTGTTACGCGCAAGACCAGTACCAGTAGTGTAAGTTCCATCTACGGGATTAGATCCAGCGTGAGTGCCAGCGCCAGAGAAGTCAGTATCAGCTTCGTTGAATAATGCTTCAGTACCAGCCTGAGTTGAGTATGCAGATTTCATTGCAAAGATCAAGCCAGTAGGACCAGTCATTGGCTGAACGCCAGCAACATCATAAGCCATTAAGTTAGGAAGTGACCGACGAACCAATGAGATCAAGATAGGATCGTAGTTATCTACGTTTCCACCAGTTTGGTTAACGTGGGTTGCTTCTGTAATGTTACGCTCTTCGCGCAACGCTTTTTCTTGGTTTTCCAATACGACAGCAGTAACTGCCTTACGGTACGGGTCAGTAATTTTGCCAAGATTATCATGGTCCAGTACTGGAGCCCATTTCTCTTGAAGTTGTTCAGAAAGATACATTTGTGTTTCTCCTATTTGGGTGTAGTCTTATTATTTATACAGTTGAGTTATTTAAGAACTGATTTAGAGATTGCCTGAGCGTATTTGTTCATACCAGAATTACTACTTTCAGCGAGGTATTCACCGTCTACAGTATCATCCAGCTTTTCTTCAGAAACGACTGCTTGCTTGGGGAAATAGTTCTCCTTAACAACAGCAATTTTTTCAGCGAAAATGGCTTCACTGCCAAAGTCGATATCTTCTACTAGCTTTGCAAATTTGTCTGATTCAGTGAGAGTTAAATCTGCACATGCTTCAGTCACTACTGCTTGGCGTTGGAAAGATGTCTTCTCAGTAGTAAGAGCAATCTTCTCTTCAACGGACTCATTTAACTTTGTTTCCAAAGAGTCAATTTTGTCCTGCATTTCGCCCAGTACATCGTATTTGTCTTGTGGAACTTCGATGTAGTGTTCAGCGAATAAAGTTTTCATTCCAGATATGAAGTCTTCAGTGATTTCAGTCCTGAGACCTCGCTCAATGGCAAGTTCATTCTCTTTCATCCAGTTTTCAGCAACGTAGTTAAGGAAAGAATCAACCTTCTCAACTAACTCAGATTTAAATGTTTCTTGCTGGAGCTGAACTTCTTCTTGTAATTCTACTTCAATCGCTTCCATTTCGTTAGCGATACGAGCAGTTACGACTGCTTCAAAGATACCGGCAGCTTTCACTTTGAATTCTTCTGTTAGATTTTCTTCGTCTGCGAATAATGCGTCAACATCACTTGCGAACAAAGCCTCATCGGCTTCTGCAATTACTTCCTCTCCTGTAGAATATTCCTCAGGATGATAAAATTTATGCTTGGCACCAGGATTGGCATGTTTTGGCGCATGATCCAACTCGTGATATGCATGTTTTACAGTTTTATTACCATACTTAACAGTAGTGTGTGATTCAGTATGCTTAGATACTGAGCCCATGCCATGCTTATCGCTCTTAACCGTGTCGCCAACATTCGTCATGACATTCGAGCCGTCTCGCTTGTAGTTCACGGTGTCATCTCCTCCGCCTTCTACGATTACGTCTTCTTCTTCAGACTCAGATTCTTCTCTAACGCCAGCAGATGATGCCTGTGCAACGACAGTCTTAGGATCTACTTTATCTTCGTAGTTAATTGCATCGCCTGCTCCAGCACCTTTAGGTAAAGTGCCATCTTTCTTAGCTTTTGCGGCTGCCTTATTAACAGAAGTCAAGCCACCGGTGGGATCTGATCCACTCATGTCTTCACTTGGGGCAGCGGCTGAGTCACCCTGAGATGGGGCAGTCTTGTCGCCGACATCTTTAGAGTTAGGCAAACCTGCTTTCTCGTCCAGTTCGAGAGTTCCTTCGCTAAGAACAGATGACGCTTTGTCCTTAACTAGAAATTCTCTGATTTTACTTTCAACATTCATTGGTTTTCTCCTTTTGAAGATTATGTTTCTGATAATATTTATACAATCTTAAATTTTCGACAGCCTGTCCATGAACGAACCGAAGACATGTAACTTCGCTTCGTCCAGTTCACGAGAGGAAGCCTTAGTAATGATTGCTTTAGCCATGTCAATTTCTCGTTCTTGCCATACTCCATTGACTATGACCCACTCTTTGTTCTCCATAATCCCTCGTACAAATGCATCTGGTGCAGATGGATCTGATACGATGTCGGCAGCGGTTGATAGCATGAAATCATCTTGAACTTCGTTGATACCATTTTTCTCTTTTAGTGAACCCAGACCACGAGAACTTACTCCTAGTTGAGCACCCTCTTCGATAAGATTACGAGCAATGTTGCCCATGGGAGTATCTAGAATTTTGGCTTTACCAATCCAGTTGTCTCCATCTTCTCTCAGTGAGGTAATCATATGAGATACTCGATCTAGATTAACGGTGGGTCCGTCTGGATGTCCAAGTTCGCCCATCGCTCTCTTTGTATCAATACTTTCTTTGGTATAACGCGCAATCTCTTTCTGCATAATCTCTTTAGGATATACACGACCGTTGCGATTTTTTAAGTTAGACTGGAGAAATACACCTTCGATGTAGAGAGACTTCTTTCCGTCTTTCTCTTCAACGATGTACTGTACATCTTCTACCATTTCTCTAATTAGTTTCATTATCCTAGTGCTCCATCTGCGCCTTGATGCTGATATGAACCATAGCCAGAAATCTTAGCAGTTTGGACTATGACTGTACCTGTTCCTGTTCCGCCAGAGTCAGTGATGCCTACAACTATGTCATGGGTATTATGTCGATTCTCTGAAAAGCCATAGAACTCTAATTTGCCTGACATATGTAAAGTGTGTAGTACAACGCTGTTACGAGTTACAGTAGCAGTAACACCATTACCTAGCGACCAGTACAATGAACTGATATTCACTACTTGGTCACCCGAAATAGTTTCTGTTGATTTCTTCAACTTACTCGATATATCAATAGTGCCCGCGGCTTGAGTTGAACCGTTTTCGGTAATGGCGGTTACACCCTGTACCTGCGTTAACTTTAGATTTGTGACTGTAGTCGCCATTAAATTGCCCCTTTATTCCTTAGTCGTTTGAGTCTGATTCGTCAGGTGCTGGAGCTAGTCCCATCTTTTGCATCTCTGTTGCATCGGGACCGTTAAACATGGTGTTGGTGACTTCTCCTTTACGGGCAGCTACTAGTGAATCAGCTTTATCGCCCATAATGGCATTGAATGCATCTTCGGCACCCGTTACATCTCCATCAGCCATCTTATCCATCATCTGTTGTATATTTTCTTGTGGTGATACAACATCATCAACTTCTACTTCAATTTCATTCTCTACTTCAGACATAATTATTCTCCTTCACTTGTTTGTTCTTCATCGGGTTCGCCAGACATATCTTTCTGATGCTCCCTTTCGCGGTGAGCCTCTAATGAGTCTCCCACCATATGTTCTTCTTCAGGCACTTCTGCAATTTCATCAGCTATGTCTGAAATCTCTTTGTCAGTAAGTTTCAAGATATTCTTTTGAACGTATGACTTACTATATAGTGTACCCATATAAGGTGCAACACCATTAAGAACTTCAACTCGGCTTCTAAGAATCTCTTGCTCTTTTGATTCAGTATAGTAAACATCAGAAGCAAAAGTATATTGCAATTGTTCTCTGATATCTTCCCAGTCTGCTTCAGTTATAACACCCTTCAGCACCAACTGAGTCTTCAGTACATCATCAAAGATAGTAGAAAAACGTCTACGCAATTTGGCAATGAACTTAGTAAACTTCAACTCATCTCGTGTAATCTCAGCAGTACGTCCAAAGTTTAATCCGCTTTGGGCTTCTAGCCTTGACATTGGTACATTCAATGACTGATATAGTTTGCGTTGAAAATAATCTACGTCTTCGATCTGACCTAGACTCTGACCACCAGGCAATGTTTGAATCTCAGTTCCTCTACCACCTTCTTTTCGTGGGAGCCAGAAGTCTTCAAGCATTGACATAAACTTTTTATCATCTCGTATCTCACCAGTACTTGCATCGTATACGAGTTTATTGCGATATCTGTCCATGATATCTTTTAAGTATTGTTCAGCACGACCCGTTGGAAGATTGCCCACATCTATATAGAAGATGCGTCTTTCTGGTGCTCGTGTGATACGATATATCACTACGGCATTTTCCATCATTCTCAATTGGTTAGCAGGACGAATAGCTTTGTGTAGATAAGACAATGGCATATTTTTGTCTTGGTCTACTAATCCAGAAGTGCAATATGTGATTGCATCTTTGGTTATTTTTATAGCCTGATCTTGGGTTGATGGTGTACTGATCTGTCCAGCTTTTGCCGATATGCCTTTATCGTTATATATGAAGTATTCGTTAACTTCTTTTATAAAGCTAACGCCTTTTTCATCTTTAGCCTTCTTGACATTACGCACTTTGTGGATCTTTCTAGGATCAATATAGCGAATGTCTTTGATGCCATCTTTAGGCTTAGCAGTATCAATTACTTTATGAAAGTAAACTCTGCCATCAACATACCAACGTCTAAAGTAATCTTGCGCTCTATCGTTGAAATTCATCATTCGGATTACATTATCAAATTCTGTCTGAATAGCTTTCTTAACAGTAGCAGATTGTTGAACTGCATCGAGGTCTAGCTTGACAGGTTTCTCATCGTCTATGTTTGAAATGCTGTCGTTGACAATATCTTCTATTGCCGAGTCAACATCTGCCATCATAGAGATGTCACGATA